GGTTACGAGCCTGGGTGATGTAGGTGGGTTCGTATTCGTGGATCTCGTAGCCTTCACGCTTGACATTGATCGGATCGGAGCCCATCACCATGAAGGGAGCCATCGCGTTGTCACCGTCACGGTACTCAACCAGCACCTTGTTGGCCGCGTAGATATCGCCGGCCCCGGTGGGGAAATACCGGTCACGGAAGAAGGTGGGGACGGGGGAAAGTCCTTCCCAGAGACCTGCCATGTAGTAGGTGTCCAGGATATTAACAAGTACAGGATTCGGCATTGTCGTTTACCTCCTTACACAGTAACGCTTTCGTTTTCGGAAGCGCCCAGGAGAATGCCGCGGATACGCAGAGCATCCTTGTCAGCTTCCGTCAGAGACGCGCCGGTGGCCATAATCAGGGCATCTTCGTTGAAGTTGCCGGTGATGAAGACCAGGGCAGGCTCATCGGCAGACGTGCCGACCGGAACATCCTCAGCCAGGACACAGTCGGCGGTCAGGGTTTCATTGCTGGCAGCGGTGGTACCGAAAATCACCAGCTTACCGTCCCCGGCAGATCCAGAAGACTTGGCCAGCAGAGTACCACGGGCCAGGGTACCAGCAGTTCCCAGCTTACGAAGAATGCCAGCCTTTTTCAGCGGGGAAGGTTCAAGACCGGCAAACAGGTTTTCCGGCACAACGGAACCGATCTTTTCATGCAGATCACGAGTCATGGTTTCTTACACCTCCTCAGTTTTCTCGCCGCGAAGCTTCTTGGCCATGGCGGCGCCAGCGGCCTTCCGGGCTTCAGCGGTCGTGGGTTCTGCCTCCTCTTCGGGGGCGGGTGCGGAAGTGACTTCATCCGCGCCATCCTCTTCATAGTCGGCCTGCAGCTGACTCATGAAGGCTTTGCCGGACTTCGCCGCCTCCTGCGCGGCCCGGTAGCACATCTCCTGCGCGGTGCAGGGATTCGTGTACTTCGCCGCGTTCACGGTGTCCGCGTCAAACAGACTGGCCACAGCATCGATCTCAGCAATCCGCTGACGCTCTCCGCTGACAGCTTCCTCATGGCTGACGCTGGCCTGAGCCTCTGCAAGCAGGGCTTCAGCCGCTTCGGGATCGCTCTGTCTGAGCTCTTCCAAAGTCATGGGAATACCTCCTTTGTTTCTGCCTGAGGTCTCAGGCGTGATGTTATCTTCACCGTCACTCGTCTCCGTAACGGATTCGATCTCTTCATGTACCGGAAGTCCTTCCGGCAGCTGGGCCATCGCCGCCACCCGCATCTTCCGTCCGCAGGCGAACAGGGCGCGGTGATCAGCGCTGACTGACACATTCGCGGCCGTATTCTCCAGCAGCTCATCCGCGAAGCCCAGCTCCGCAGCCTTCCGGCCCGTCATCATGGTCTCCTTGGCCATCATCTCCCGGATCTCCGAAGCCTCCATTCCGGTCTTCCGGACATAGATTTCAGCCTGGCTTTCATTGATCACATCCAGATCATCGGCAAGTTTCCGGAGGCCGGTGCTGTTCATCCGGCCATAGGCGTAAGACCAGCAGTCGTGGATCAGGATCAGGGAGGAAGGATTAACCTTCACGGTGTCGGCCGCGCACATGATCAGACTGCCGCCGCTCATGGCCGCGCCGTCCACAATGCAGGTGATGGTCATGCCGGCGTCTGCCAGCTCCCGCAGCCGATTGTGAATGGCGAATGACACGTAGGCATCGCCACCACAGCTGTTCAGATGGATGGTCAGATCCTCGGCGCCTTTAATGGTCTCCAGATCGGCCAGAAACTCATCCTGGGTGATGAAGTTCCCGGGGACCGGTTCATCGGTCCACCAGTCAATGGGCCGCGTCTCCACGATGTCACCGTACATCGTCAGCTCCGCGTGCTTCCCATCGACCACGGCAAGCGTGTAGGCCTGCCGCTTGAATTCCTGTCGTTTAGGCATTGTTCGCACCTCCATTGTCTGTGGGATCGTCCGGCTCATTGATGAGCTGATCCGCGTCCCCTCCGGCGCTCGGATTGGCATCCCTGAGCACCTGGTTTTCTTCCTTCAGGCGCTCCATGTTGTCGTGCCAGTCACCGCCGCCGTATTCTCTGGTAACCTGCTCGTGGGTCTTGAACCCCTTGCTGATGGCCAGAATGTCGGCCTTGACCTCCTTGGTGGGATCCAGCTGGCCCTGTACAGGCCCGAGCCATTGCGCCTTGCACCATGCCGCCCGGACTGCCGGATCAAGGAAAAACCCCGGTGCGCTGATGCGCCCCAGGGCTACGGCTTCGGCAAGCCACACCTCATAGACCGGCTGACAGAATTGATAGACCAGCGATTCCCTCCGGATCCGGAATCCCTCCCAGGCCTCCATCAGGGCGGCTCTGGATGCGCTGTAGCTGGCGTTGAATTCCTTCAACAGCGTGTCGTAAGGGATATTCAGCGCGGCCCCGATCTCCTTGCAGATGACCTTCACGAAGGTATCAAAGCCGGGCGTAGGAATATTCGGATTTCCGAAGGTAATCTTCTCGCCCTGTTTCAGCACGTTGATCGTGCCCGGGCCCATCTCGTAGTCATTGCTGTTCTCCGAGATGTTACGGTCCGGAGGATTCTCCGGATCGTCATCGTCACCGTAGGAAGCCTCATTCATCGGAATCTGGGCCGGGTTGGTCTCCGTCTCGATCCATGCCGTGAAGAAGCTCTGGATCAGCGCGGCCATCAGCTCCGATTGCGTATACCGGCTGATGTTCAGCAGGCTTTCGATGACCGGTGCCAGGAAGGATACGCCCCGGTACTGGTCAGGCCGCTCGGATTCCATGATGTGGAATATGTTCGGGAGGCCGGTTCGTGTGCTGTACGCCCTGACGCGCTTCCACTCGATCTTGTCCCGTTCCCGAAGCGTCTGGTTCGGGTAGGTGTTGCAGATCCAGTAGGCCACCACCATGCCGTGCTTATCGACTTCCACGCCGTCATAGATCCGGTTCCCGTTCTTCGGGTTCCGGCCGTCCGTCCAGCTCCCGCCAGGGATCAGGCGCATTGTGTTCGGCGTGCTGATCCGGTCGGCTTCCACCAGCTGTATCCGCAGGGAATACGGATTCAGCGGTGTCGGATCCCGCATCTGGCGCACACCGATCAGATCGCCGTTCACCAGCGAATTCGACACAACCAGCTGCTGCATGCCGGCGAAGTTGTTCATGCCGATGGCATCGCAGTTTTCCTTCTTGCTGGCCCACATCGTCCACTCGCGGACCGTCTTCCGCTGCCATGCTTTGGCGGCATCCGGAGTCAGATGAAGCAGATCCAGATCAAGTTCCGGCTTCGGCGTCAGTCCCGTGCCGACAACCTTGGTGCGATTGGTTTCAATCGCGGATCTGGCCACGGGCGAGCTCATGAAAAGCATCCGTCCGCGCTGCCTGAGCAGCATGCTGTTCCAGTTGATGTCTTCGTTCGGCGAAGAGGACTTCGCCGTGAATCCCTTCATGGATCTCCGGTTCCTGCTCGCGCCGGCTTCAGAATAGCCGCTGGCCTGTACAGTCCGCAGAGCTTTCATGTTCATTTGCTGTGCAAGCGCTTCAAGGTCGAAACTCACGTTTACCACCTCCTATCTTTGCAGAATAAAAGGCACCAGCGGCGAAAGGAGACGAAACTCCGCAGCGGTGCCAATAGATAAAGCCGGCGTGGATGATCCAGGCGCCAGCGATACCCCAAAAGGGAACCCGTAACGATGCAGGCATCGTCCGGGCGGGATGGCTCCCTGATTACCAGTCACGGGGGACAACGGCAAAGGCTTTCCGGGGCCGCTGTCCTGCCAGCATGTTCTCGTACAGATCGACCTTCTTCTCCGCTTCGTCAATCGCTTTCCTCAGGGAGGGAATGTCGAACCGGGTGAGGGATCTGTCATCGATCTCGTAGGACTTCACGCCGCCCTCGATCAGCGCCGTGTAGGCGTCCATCAGCTTTCCCAGCTGCTCCTTCCAGAAAGTCAGGCGCTCCTGGATCGTTTCCTTGGTCATGCTTCTCACCTCACCAGTCAAGCAGATCGCTCATGCGCTGCTCCATTCGTTGTACGGAAGAGCCTGTTGTTTTGGCCCTCTGTGGCCTCTCCTGCATCCTCGGCGCTTCGCCCTTAGGAGTTCTCCTCCTCCGGAGCAGAGCGTCCATATCAGGCGCCAGGGCCGTAAATGCGGCCTGTGCGTAGTTCCGGCAGTCTAAAGCCTCGTTCCGCTCGTGCCCTGGAATCTTTTCCCAGACCCACGGGTTTTTGTTGTGCTCCTTGTAAACCAGATGCTCGGAGAGCAGGCCCACAAAATACCGGTGCTCATATCCGCATTCCGGATTGATCGGGAAATGGCAGTATCTCGGGCCGGGGGTTTGCACCTTCAGCCCGTCCATGATCAGCTGCTTACCGGCGTCTACGCCCAGCTGATACTGCCAGCACTCTCCGATGGTCTTGCCTCGGATGACGATCTTGACCTTCTTCGGCGGTGACGTGTACGGCCGGCCATCGCCGCCGTAGCCCTTGCAGTCGAAGACCCGCATTCCGATGCGCTGCGCACAGCGGAGCCGGACTTCCTGCGTGAAGTGACCGCCGTCATCCACGAAGGTCATGCTGATCCGCAGGCCCTTGCCGTCTCCGAAGCGGTACACGCGCTTCACAAGCTCATCCAGCTGGGCCCAGACCTCAGGCGTATCGGGCCTGCCCAGGATGATCCCGCGCCGGATGCCCCAGTTTTCCTTCCGGAGGCCCCAGCCGATGATCTCATACTCAAGACGGTCATCCTGCACGTCCACGCCCATGGTCAGCACCAGGACGCCGTCCGGCAGCTCTGCGGTGTATTCCTCGCGTCTGGCCATGTAGTCATCCTCGTTGGCCAAGCCGCCGCGGTCTTCCCACAGCTCCCCGAACAGGGTGTTGTACACGACTTTCAGCTTTTTGGTATCGCCCCTGGCTTCCAGATACTTCGTGACGATCTTCTCCCAGCTCACCCAGGGCGAACAGAAGGCGTTCAGCCAGAACGACCGAACGCCGTTGCGCAGCGCTTCCGGATTCTCCGGAATCCACTTCGCGTGAGCACGCTTCATATCATGCTCTTCGGAGATCCCTCCGCATTCCGGGCAGACGTAGTAGACCTTCGTCACGATGTAGGTAATCTCGTGATCCACCTCGGACTGGTCAAACTCATACCGGATATCCTGCCAGCGGATGTTGTGGTACTCTCCGCAGTGCGGACACTTGGAGCACCAGCGCTCCTGGGTGCCGTTCTTAAACGCCTTCTCAATCGGGGAAAAGCCCTTGATGGTCGGCGTGGAGCACTCGTAGGATTTCGCGTTGTAGAAGGTCTGCTGTCTGGCCATGGCCAGCAGCCAGGGGTCACCTTCCTTGCCGGCCTCAACGGCCCAGCGGTCGCGTTCATCGCCCAGCACGTACCGGATAGGTTTCGATGCCAGGGCGTGGGCTTCCGTGGATCCGCACATGGTCAGGATCCCGCCCGGGTAGCTCTTCTGCAGAATCGTGTTTCCGGTATCGCCCCGGAGGGTCTTCGATACCTTCTTCCGGAGCGTTTTGCTGTCCCGGATCATCGGCGCGATACGGAGCTTGGAATACTCCTTCGCGTCTCCATTGGTCGGCTCGATCATCAGGATCGATCCGGGATCCTGATCGATGATGTAGCCGATGATGTTGTTCATGCACTCGGACTTACCGACCTGAGAAGCGGCCACCATGACAATGTGCCGGATCTTCGGATTCGTCCAGGCGTCCATAACCTCTTTGAGGTACGGCGTCTTTTTCGTCCTCCACGGGCCGGTCTCTGCGGAGGACTCCGGAGACAGTCTCCGGAATTTATCTGCCCATTGGCTGACTGTCAGATCAGCCGCCAGGGCGAAGGAGGCTATGTTCTTCCGGAGGGCGCGGAACAGGCGTTTCATTTCAACGGCCTGATTGACGCTCATTCGGAATCATCCTCCACTTTCTCATCCATGTTCTGGCGCTCCCTGACCAGTGCCTCATACTTCTCCGGATCATAGTCAAACTCCGACAGCTCGGAGAGAACATCCCGGATGGCTTCCTTGATCAGGACAGAGCACTCTTCTGCGGTATCGCAGAGGGAGACTTCTACCGCCAGTCTGCCGGGCAGAGAAAGCAGAGCGTTCTTCACGGTATCGATCAGCTCCTGAGTGAAGACTTGAACATCCTCGCTCCGGTGCATCTTCCCGGACAGCTCCTTGGCCTGCAGCTCAGCCATAGCCGCTTTGGCAACCTTCAGCTTAACCTCGGCCGTAGCCTTCGCCTTGTCCAGCTTTTTCTCTTCGGCAGTCTTTGTGACTTTCTCGTTCAGAGAATCCATGTAGCCGTGGACTGAGTCTCCCAGGTTGAACAGCTTTCCGTGTTCGGTCTGCATCTTGTTCAGCGTTCCCTGTCCGGTGAGCTGTCCGACCCACTGATTGGAAACTCCGAACCATGAACACAGGTCAGCGGTCTTGACATAGATCGTCAGGCCCGGCTGGAGGATGTAAAGCACGTCATCCTCGAGGATCACTTTCTCCTTGTCTGCCATACCTTATCCCTTCAGTCAAAATCCTTTCTCAGCTTCTTCCGGACGATGAATTCAGATTCGATTTCGATCCGGAATAATCTGTTGCAGATACGGGTAAAATGTCGCAGATTTCCAACTAAACCACCCGTTTTCACCCCAGTATCGTAGCGTTTTTTGGGGGGCGAACAGGCGCAGTCGTTTTCCCAGCGCCGAAAGAACCTATTTTTCCCGCCGAGATTTTTCTCGAGGGGGCCTGTTTTTTCTTTTCGGCGCGAGAAGCGTTGACGGACGCTCCGGAAAAACACTGAATCAAGCACGGCGCGATGCCCTAAGGCACACCGTGTGGTGGGTGGGGGTGGGGCATTGG